GCCTGGAGTTCTTCTTCTGTTGGCCCACGCCCCTTAGTTGTGGCTGGCTCCTCCGGCTCCCTCGGGGGAGCTTTTGGAGGAGGCTCCGGTTTGGCCTTTGAGTCCTCTTCCTTCACCGGCTCCGGCCCTCCAGGAGGAGCAGTGTCCTGCTTTTCTACCTCCTTTTCCTCTGTTTTTTCGGCCGGTTCAGGTTCAGACTCCTGGGGCTCCTCAACCGGGGCCTCCTCAGAGGCCGCCTCGCCTTCTTCCCCGACTACTGCGAGGATGTCATTAAACCCGTTGTCTTCTTGTCGTGCCTCTTCACTCATTCTTCTTTTCCTCCCGGTCCTCTTCCAGCATTTGCTGGATGTCTTCCCTCAAATCTTCGAGCATTAACTCGGGCATCTGGATAGCGAGCAACAGGCCCGCAATCTCGCCCCTCGTTCGGAGGAGCTCGGAAAGATCCTCAATGCCCTTGAATTCTAGACCAAAGATCCTTTGCCTCCGCCCCCGAATCTGCTCTTCAAGGGCTCGTTTAAGCTCTGCCCAGCCACGGCCCTCTAGAAGCTTTTTAAGGGCGCTTTGCTGCGCTCTCAGCTCCGCGAGTCTATTTTCGTCAACCACCTTGCATTTCCCTCCCCTGCAATGGAATGATGTTTCCCTGCTGCAATTCTTGCTGGACCGCCTCGTCCGGCTTAATACGGAATTGTGTAATGTTCTTTAGACCAGAGAGCTGCGCGACCCAACTAAAGATGCCTGCGATGTCGTACTGCTGGGCTAACGGTGGGACGCTGCTTAGGACCGTGAGGAGCTCTTTCCAAAGGTTCGCCTGGGCGAACCGGTCAATGGGCAGCGTTCCGTCGACGGGTACGAAATCAAAAGCCCCGGCAATCATCTCGGGCGTTACTTGAACGAAAGGCTCCGCCTTTTCTAACAGGTCCCCCGCGATACGGAATTTCTGTTCCGTGTCGTAGAACTGTTGGGTATTCTGAAGGAGCATCTGGCCCAAAGGGGCCATACCGACTGCGGAATTAAGCTCCGCCTGCGTGCGAAGTCGGTTCACGGAGAATGAACTCGAAGTCCGAATTTCGGTTGCCGTTTTTCGGCCCCTGGGGCTTACCATGCCCATCACATTATCCGTAACGCCGGAGACGCGTTGCATTAGTTCTCCGATGAGCATCGCATCTCGCAGGTGTTGGGCCGTTACATCGACCACTTGCATCTGGAAAACCGCACTTCTCGGATCGGTACCGTAGGCCCCCGGCTTCAACCGAATCACCCGGCCCGGCCCGCCGTCGGTAAGGTCCTTTAGGCGAATCCGGCCCGGATCTACGACAATTTGATCATTAAGAACCTTCCGGACGTTGTAGAAATGACTATTAAAAAGCCAATCTAGAGTTTCGTTCAGCGGCTGGAGGATTTCAAGCAAGCCCCTCAGTTCGTGGCCATAGGCATCCAGCTCGTAGATCTGAAGCAGATAGGGAAACTTATTGTGCATTAGCCCGAGCGGCTGCGCTCCGATAACCACCCGGCCCCCGGCCACGGTGAAAACCCACTTTTCGGGCCAATGCTGAGGGCCAAGTTTCCACTCCTTCGGATCGAGCTCGATGATCATTTCTAGAAGCTCAACGTAGTCTTTGTCCCCATAGACCCCTCGAAGGACGGTATCTGTACCAGGCCTGTCGGGAAGTTCGCTCCCATACGGCTCATCCACTCGCTGGATCGAACTGCCAGGGGGCAGCTGAGCTACTACTTCGGTATTGAAATAATAACCCTCATCCGCCCGCCTTCGAATGGTATTCCAGCCTACCTGCGTAAGGCGCCCGCAAAACTCCCCCTCTTGGAAGTTAACGAGCGAAACCCTCGGATCTGGAAAGAAGTCATAGGGCCGGATGTTGAATAGCTTATTGCCCTCGTAACTCGTGATGAGAGTCTTGAGGCGCTTCTTCTCCGTCTTATCGAGAAGGGGGACGCCCCAAAGTTTCTTGGGCTCCTCCACAATCCGAACCACGGCGCTCTTTTCGACGGTCCAGTAATCCCCCAAAACTCCGAAACCGTACTTACCTGCATCGAGAAGCCACATATAGAGAGGAACGAGCATCTGGCCCACGTCTCGCTGATAGTCTATCAGGGCCTCGACCGCTTGCACCTGTTGCTGTGTCTCGCCGTGGCGGGCGGTGTACTGGAAGACGGGGTTCCGTCCAAGAAACACTGCGCTCCAGTAAGTATGGGCCGTTAGAAGTGTTGCGTAGCTATAGGGGATCGTAATCGTTGTGTACTGCGGAAGGCCACCTTCCCGGGCCTCCTTACGCTCTTTATCCTCGTCCGTTTCGTGAACGTAGGAACGGAATAGCTTATCAGCCTCGTCCCAGGACTCATGCCGCTTGCTCATCTTCTGATAAGAGAGCCGATAGCGCTCCTTTACGGCAGCCAGGATCTTATCGTGCTGCTCCGTTCCGTATTTGATCTGAATGCCCTGTGCTAGCATCTTTACCCCTTAAAAGAGCGCAAACTGACTCTGCAACGGCGCGTTCGATCCTACGACCGGCGCGGCGTAGCCCCCGATGGCCGAAGTACCCCGTGGCTGTTGGAAAAGCGGGGCCAAGAGCTTCAGGGCCTCCATGGCCTTTTGATTTTGGTCTGGCCAGTAGAAGGGAGTCTCGGCCCCCCGGCTGCCTGTTCGAGGCCCGCGGCGCTGTTCCTCCAACTCCGGCGCGGCCGCCGTGCTCCAAGGGCCTACAGCAGTCTCCGGCCCCACTGGCTTTCCGGTAGCATCCGTGACCCTCTGAACAGGCCCCCAGCGCGGCACCTCATACCCGGCAAGCTCGCCGCCGGGCCGGTACTCCAGGCCCCTCTGAGCGAAGAGATCGGCCAACTGCCCGAGGCCCAGGTTAATATCGTTCCTAAACATATTATAGAGAAGGGCCGCATTGAACGGGACTCCGTTAACCACGACCTGCCAGTGGCCCGGAATATCAAACGGCCCGCCGCTATAGTCTCCCGTCCGCCGCACCTCGCCGCCAAAGATCCGGGCCAGTTCTTGGGCCGTCCGCTCGTCGGCATAGTACTGTGGATTAAACCCCGGATGCTCCTCGTACGAAGGTGCTCCCATCAAATCCGCTATTGTCATACTGCCTCCTTAGTGAGAGAGGCACCCATTGATGGTTGGGACCACGTCTGGCGAATTGGGGAGGGAAGTGCCTCTCTCACGGTGCCGTCCTCCATTCGTAAAGCTCGAAATCCCGTTCTTCCTTGGTCTCGAAGGCCTCGCTTTCCTCTCCAATGTCGAGATCTTCGAGGGCTCCGAGGCCCATCGCCACGGCGTCGAGAAGGTCGTCGTGGGCTGTGAAAGGGTAAGATATGAATTGCTCTTTAAAATCTACCATTCTCGGGTGTATATAAAAGCGGCCCGACGAGGCTATGCCGCTGAAGGCCTGGACGATCCGATGAACCTTCTTTCGCCTCTCGGTCGGCGCGTCTATCTGAACATAGCGCCGCCGCCGCTTCATGCCCTGTTCGAGAATCCACTTCAGCGTCCGTTGGTAGGCCACGCCCTCGACCTGGACCTTGAGCGGCCGCCACTTATCCAAAAGCTCGAAGAACTGGGCCTCCGTCCAGTCGGGCTGGTGGCCCCGGGACTTCCGGTAGTCGAGGAGATAAAAATCCCCCTGGTGCATTCCCACTACCGCCAGGACCTCGTAGTCGCGCCGTTCGAGGCCCTTTTGGATCTGTGCATCGCTCGGCGGCGGTACTGGATCAATGCCCATTACGGTGACCATTCGTTCAGGTAAGATGTCCCAATACTTAAGCCACTCCTCGCGGAAATGGGCCGTCGAGACGCTAGTGACGACGCACTGTTTTTCCCTGAGCCAAAGTGGCAACTGCCCCCGCTGGTCGTATTCCTGGCGTTCTTTTAGAACTTCTTCCGTAGGATATCTCTCTTCCCACCGGCTCTTTTCGTTCTCGTCCAGGATGCCGTAGGAAATCGTCACCCACGAAGGATCTTTCTCACACATGTTTACGAGATCCTCTTGGTGTAGGGGCGTTTGCAGGAGAACGATCTTGGCATCTGGACATTCGCTCGAAGGGGTGAGACTTTGGGCCAGTGCACCAAAGAAAAGACGCGCGAGCTTCTCTCGCTGCTCGGGCGTTCCGGTATTTTCTTCGGTACAAGGATCGTCGCAGACAATCAAATCCGGGCGGTAGTCGTCGATGTTCAGGCCCCGGATTTGCCCCGTGATACCTGCCGCGATGACGGTAACCGTGATGCCCAGAACATCGTGCCGAATCTGTATCTGCTCGTCGGTCCACTTGTTTCCGGGCCGGAGACCGTAGATACTCGTCCACTGCTTATTAAACTCAACCGCCCGGCGGAGCCAAGCAAGAGAGGTCTTTGCATGTTCTTGCGAGGCACTGGTGAACAAAATAGTCCTCGACGTGCCATAGGCAATTCGCTTCGAGGTAAAGGTCCTGAGCGTCGTGGTCTTACCGCCCCCGCGAAAGACCTTCACGGCCACCTGCCTTCCACCGCGCCGTTCTAATCGGTCCCAAAGTTCAAGGTGAAACGCCGGGACCTTTTGCCTATAGGTCTGCGGGAAGAAGGTCTTGCAGTAGAGCTCCTTGTCGAGCGCGCAAAGAGTCACCAACTCCGAGGCGGGCACGACGGCGCCTCGATTCGCAACTGCGACTTGAGCCCCCACTAGTGACCTCCTTCCCTTTCGCCCGAAAGGGCAATCGCGGCCCGCTCGCGAGCCCTTTCAAGGTCCTCGGCCGCCACGTGCAGGTGCAAATGCTTCGAAACTTCCGCCCCCCGCACCTGCGCCTGCGGCCCATAGCCCAGCGCCCCCAGGACCGTCCTCGAAGTATCCGTTAAAAAGCGCTCCGAGGCCTTATCCGGCACCTCCAGCTTCTCCTCCATCCGGTCGAGGGTAAGCAGTGCTACCCTCAGAAGCCTATTCTTCATCGTATGCACCGCCTCAACCCCGGCCTCGCGCGCCCGCTCCTGGTAAAGCGCCTGAAAAGCATCCGAATGCACAATCGTCGAGAGCCAGGCCTGCGTATAGCCCAGTTCCCGCGCACACTCCCCCAAACTCCTATGCGGGTTCGCCAGGAGCCAATTCACGATGGCCTGGTGCCTATGATTGAGCTTTTGGATCATTTAAATGCGCCTTTTATTGGGGCGTGGGGCGGAGGGGTGAGGGGTGTTTAGAAGTCGAAGCGCCACCCCGCTCCGGGAGGGCCGGCCCACTCCCCCGCGTCCAAAGTTGACCGAATTGGTAAACTCCATCGGCTTACCTTCTTTCATCACCTCTATAAACCTGATCGTTTCGGTCACCTTACCGTCCCGAAGTTTGGGGAATCCGGATGTTCGGTCCGGATTCCCCCGGTTTGGTCGAATCAAAGATTTTCGAGAACTTCATCCGAGGGAACGTCTTTCTGCCGTTCCTCCCGGATTTGTTCCATAGCCTTGCGAACGGCCGGATGCTTCCGCACCTCGGCCTTCTCTTTACGGTCCATGACGTCCAGCTTTTTCTGGACATCCTCAGGCGTTCGGTCTTGCCCAAGCGATTGCTTCACTCTGGCAATCGCTTCGGCCAAGAGGGTTACTCTCGGCTTTCCGGGCGCCCGTTCGGCACCCCAATTGCCGTTGCGGAGCATCTCTGCAGTATTAATCAGAGCAGCCCGGATCATTTCCGCGTCGCCCAGCCCAGCAGCAGCATCCCCAATCTTTTGGGAGATGCCATGGAGCGTCAGCCGTCTCAGCATATCTGGCTTGAAATCTTCAAGCCAGACATTTAGTACCTCCGTACCGTCGACACGGAAGGCGATAGTTCCGTCTTCCACGTTAATGGTACGCGTTATGCGTCGTGCCATATCATTTTCTCCTTTCAATGATCTCGCCAATGGACCGATGGTTGGCCCATCCATCCATTGACACCCCATGATACCACATTCCGGCCGGGTTGTCAAATGTTTTTTGGCCATGTTTGTACTTTTCATAAGGGTATGAGGCTATCCCACTCTTATTTATATCTTTTATGCTTCCATAAGCTCCGCTGACCCGTCCAGCCCCAAGATAGAAACAACAAACTCCGGGCTTGGATTGTGAAAGTTCATAAATATTCAAGCGGATGAATAAAATTAAACACGCGGTATATTTATTAAACGCGCGGTAAACACATTAGATAAACCCCTGGTGCGGCCACCGTCATCCCATCGTGGCGTTGCCGATAACATACCAACTCTCGAATAGGGCGCATTTAATTCCGAATAAACCGCGCGGTAAACACATTGGATAATGCCACCGTGGGCCGATGTTCTCTAAGCAACCCAATCTTACTACCCAACACATTGGGCGAATTGCATGGGCGAATATTGTGGGTGAACCTTCCGGGTGAATCTTATGGGTCCATGTCCGGCAGGTGAGTGAATACCCCGGGGTGTCATGTCCATTTTTTGGGAAATCTGTCAAAGGCTTTTGGTGCATATGTATATATATTCAAGGGTGTGCATATTTATTCATTATTTTTTTTTTTTTTTTTCTTAAAACCTTATAGGAATAAACCCCTCCTTCTCTCCAAGCCCTAAGATAATAAACCCTCCTTTTATTTCCCATTAAATCCCCCCTTCTATCTCGAAACACATGCCGCCCCCGGGCTTCAACCCACTTGCCGGACATCGACCCACAAGGTTCACCCATAAGATGCACCCACAACGTTAACCCGTAATATTCACCTAATGTATTGAAGGGTAACATTCGGTGCATAGAACCACGATGGGATTATGGTGTGAGAGTAAGATTAAAGGGCTTTATTCCTCCCGATGGAATGATGGTGTGCACATGGTGGAATCATCTAATGTATTTACCGCGCGTTCTATTCCCAACTAAAGCGCGCCCTATTCGAGAGTTGGACGGTTGGGGTGTTATCATGACCAATTGCGCCCTAAAATCCTAAACCCTCCACCGGCCGCGGGCCGAAAAAATTTCCCCAGCCATGCATTTTTCTATTGACATTTGGTTAAGGGTGTGGTATAATAGAACCATAATGGATGGGACCATTGACAAACGTGAACGGAGGCGCCGCGAAGCCTTCGCCCGGGCGCGCCGCTTCGGCGAAGGTGTTCGGCGTCTCACGGCCAAAACCTACCAACCACGGCCATATCGGCCGCGCGAGAGAAAGGAGAAAAATAGATGGCAGTGACATTCGTAACGGCCACTGACGGTCATGTAGTTGGCCGGTATCCGGAGAGCCGGTACGGCTCTCTGGAGGCAGCTTACAAGGCCGCAGTACAGGATGAAGGCGAGGGTCTCTTCGCCACCGACTCTGAGAACCCGTGCGACATGTGCGGGTACAAGCCGTGCACGCATATAGTGACACGGCTTCGGAGGCAAGACCGGATATGACTCGAACCTCTGCCGGCCCGGCCCACCGGTGGTATAAGCCCCGGGCCGCCAAAGCACCCGCTTACCGCTCGCTGCGGGCGCTCCAACAGGCCGTGGCGCACGGCGCCGCCCGTGAAGCTACGGCCCGCTCACTTCTGACGCAGATCAAGGTCTGGGCAAAATACCCAGACAACCCTCCCGCGGCGCTTCGAGACATCGCCGAAGCTGCGGCACACGCCGTTCCTGGCCGATATCTCGGATTTTCGCCCGATTCCCTCCACGACCATGCCTGGGCCGATTCAAACGCCCGCTGGTCGGTAAAGCTACTCGCCCCGAAGCTCTCGCCCGCAGAGCGCGAGCGCCTCCGGACCTGGTTCATGAGTGCCCAGAAAGCACTCCAGGAATTTGAAGACGCCGAATGGGTTTCCAAGGCCCGTGCGGAGGCACAGAAACCCGCGCGGGCGCTTCGGAGGCGACCGGCCGAGCCCACCGAGGCCAAACCGGCCAATGATACCACACTGGCTGAGTTGCTGGCCCAATTCTAGAGAGGGAAAAGAGCATGCCACCACTCCAAGTTAAACACATTTTGGTCCGCGGAATCCCTTGCACGTTGTGGGAGTCTACCGACGAAGAGGGAGAGCCGATTTACGCAATGACTAGGGACCGGGGCGGCACGCCCATACCGCCTCAGAATAATTGGGCACCTACAAGATGTACCGCGTGCAAAGTGTGCCGCGAGGCTCTGGAACTCGAAGAGCTCTATGCAAGGTGAGGAGAGATGGTACTTCAGATTAGAGTGATCGACAACTGGAGGTCCGGTGAGAAAAGCAAAACCAAAACCCTTTCTATCCGGGCACCCGAGGACGAAGCACTTAGAATCCTTACACATGCACTCTTAGGGCTTGCGACGCAAGCACCCGAAGACGCGGCGTTTAACATATCGAAAAAAGGCTGGCCCTCCGAGACGTTTATAGTAACCCACAAGGGTTACCGTATTGATCCCGAAACCAAAGAAGGGGTTGAGGCAATCGAAAGGCTTGTTAAGAAAGCGACTTCAGGAGAGGAAGGAGAATCATGACCGAGCCCCAAGTTCTAAACCTAACCCCCCACACGGTGACCCTCATTACGCCCGAGGGTCACCTCTCTATTCCACCTTCGAACTCCGTAGCCAGGATCGAACTCCGAGCCGAGAACGAAGGCTATCTTACCATCCGAGGCGCGGCCATACGCCTCGTCTCTACAAGGCCCGAAAAGATCACGGGCCTTCCCAAACCGAAACCAAACACCTTTTATATCGTAAGTCGAACCATCGCCGAAGCGCTCCCGGAACGGCGCGATCTGCTTGTGCCTGACGAGCTCATCCGCGACAGCAAACAGCGCGTTGTTGGAGCGCGGCGTTTGGCAAGGCTAGAGAAAGGAGTCGATACGCTTCACGAGGCCCAAGAGTGCCTCTTCGCCACGAAGAAAGCATTAGAAGACTACACATGCAATCTTGGACCGTCGACTTCAGTCGGTGACTTGCTCAACTTGCTAGAAGAGGCCCGAACGTCCGAAACCAAAATTAAACCCAAAGCCTCCGTAAGCGAGACTCTCTGGAATCTGCTCATAGAGAGCCCAGGCTTTACCTTTTGGAGAGAAGAGAAAGGAGAACAAGGATGAAATTTTCCATCAAAAACGCACAAGACGAAGTTACGATCGAGCCCAACGCCCAATTTCCAGGGCTTGAGGAACTTCTCAGTGCCACGCTTGCGAAGTTTATTAACCAGACGGCTGACGGTGAAAAGGTGACACTCTCGGCCAACGGTTGTAAGGTATGGGAGTTTCAGGCCTCCCACCAAGGCTACCGAATTGATCCAAATACGACCTTTGGACTGATCGCTTGCCAGCAAATGGTCGTTGATGCTATCAACACGGCAACGGAGGAGGTTTAAGATGCCCTATCAAGCGGGAGACGTTATCAGCGAAGGGACTCTTCGAATCGAGGATCTCCTACCGGCCTTTGTCTTAGCGGCACGGGAGCTGGATACCGAAGGTTCTCACGCCCGGTGGCTCGATGGAATCGAGCAATGCTTCGAAGATGAAGGTTACTTCGAATCGGAGCTTGCAGAGAGCGACTTCGAGGAGCTCTTTAGGTTCCTCGAAGAGCACGCCCCTGAAGGAATGTACTTTGGAGTACATCCCGGAGACGGCGCGTGTTTCGGTTTCTGGTCGCTGGAAGAGGAAGAAGAATGACAAACGAAGAGCGGCGTCTGCTTGATAGGGTAAGGCAAGTAGGAGCGCAAAATGGAATTGCCCCGGTCTGGCTCGATAAGACTTCCGATGGCTACTGTGCTAAGCTCTTTTCCAAGAACCACTACTACTTTATCTATCGCCGCACCGCAGAGGAAGCCCTGCTCGATGCTCTAACCCTTCTGAGCCAGACGCCGCCAATTTTCCCAAAAGAGGCCGTGCTAGAATGAAACCTTATCGCCTATCGCTCTATCCCCAAGCCTACCATCGCCTAATCGACACCGTAGGAGCAAGCGGCCGCTCCGTCCGCCTCACGGCCCCATCGAGGGCCGAGGCCTTCAAGCTCCGTTCCCGCTTCTACGGCTTTCGCCAGGCCCTTCGCGCCGAGGGCCTCAAGGACCAAGCGGCGCTCGCAGACGTAGTCGAGGTCCGGATTGGGCCGAAGGACACCGAAGATCCTACCGGCCCATGGTTCGTAGAATACCGGTCTAGAGACCAAAACGCCGAGAGCCAACTCCTGCTTTCGGCCTTGGAGGCGGTAGAAAATGAGCGTTAGTACTTGGGAAAGAGAATACCTCAGAGGCCCTAAAAAGCTAAGCGCCCTCAGAGCCCTACGGGCCGAACTCCATATGTGGGAAGGTACCACACAACGGGCGCTTCGGAAGCATAAGGTAAAGTTCAACTGGCAGACCTTGACTCTTTACGATGACTCTGGGGACAAGCTCGCACTCTTTTACCCTATCACACCCCTGTGCCGGAACTTCGAGCGCAAGGACAGGTGGCCCAACCCCCCTTGCGCCGAGTGTCCCATTGTAAAGGTATCGGGCTCCAATTGCCTTTCCGCAATCGACGAGTGTACCGATACGAATACCCTGCCGATTCGAAGACTAGTTCGGCAGGTCCTCCGAACGTGGGAGCGAAAGTATGGAAGAAAGAATAGCTGAAGTCTATAAACTCGTCTACACCGACCCGTCATGGGGGCTTTTAAGCATCTCAGTAATAGACTGTCCACAAGCGTGCGTGCACTACATACCAGGTAGATGGACCAAGGCCCCTGTAGGAGGCCTGCTAGTATTTGAAAGTAAAGAGACCGCCCTTTCTTTCGTCAACCCACAGGGCCTACCTTTGGACAGAAAGCGCTATTGGGAGCTTTGGCTTGCAAGTGCCCGCTCACCTGTAGACCTGCCAGAGGAGCGGCTCTGCCTTTTCATGTCCTCAAGTAAAAATAGAAGAAGATTCTGGCAAGATGGAAAGATCCCCTGGTTGCTGCGCAGCGGCCCTTGGCCCCCTGGTACCAAGGCTTATAAGTTCGTTCGTTTAGAAAGGAAACTTCTATGACTGAAGTCTACAAAGTCGTCCGTCGAACAAGCCTCGGCACCCTTGAAAGTGCCCTTGTTTTTCCATATAATAAACTGTGCACCTGGTACAGAACCGACAAGTGGGCCAAGGCGCCGGTCGGTGGCCTCTTGGTCTTCGAAGATTATCAAAGCGCTCTCAGGTTCGTAGAAGCGAGCGGCAAGTACCCAGATTGGGAAATCTGGCTCGCGGATGCCTATCGGCCCATTCGCCTACCGGAAAAGAAGCCATGGACGGTACGGATGGAGGACCTTAGACAGTGCTGGCAAACAAAAAAGGTAAACGGCTTTTATTCCACTAAGTGGCCTTCCGGAACCCGGGCCTACAAGTTCGTTCGTCTAAAAAGGAGACTCGCACCATGAGAAGGGACCAAACGAAAAGAGCCTGGAAAGTGGTCTACCTCGACCATGACCAGGCCAAGTCAGTAACCGTACACGAACCAGCCGCGGTCGTGGGCTACGAGCTCGGCAAGTGGAGCCTGCCAAAGATCGGAAAGCTCTTTGTCTTCAACCAAGCCCGGGCGGCCTGGCAGTTCTACTGCGACCTTGCAGTCGGCACCTCGCTACGACCATTCTACGCGATCTACGAAGGGCGAGCTATGAACCTTGCTCCAGCACCGAAGCGTATTCTAGGTCTCGGCTCTCCAGAAGAAGAAGGAAGCTACGCAGAGCTGATCTCAAAGTTCTGGAACGAAGGCCCTTCGGCCGTAGAGACATTCCCATTCGTATTCCCTGGCACAGCTATCTGCGACAGGTTCCTATCTCTCGCAGACGTGACAGAGAAACTTCGTTGGAAGTATCCGATAGTATCGCTATGAGAATCATAATCCCATCTCGCACCTCGAAAAATCTCTTCTCCTGCCTCTCGGCTATAGAGGCCCGGGACTCGATGTACCTCCGGCAGACTACGATTATAGACAATGGCCTTGCGGAGCGCCCACCGACCCCGGGCCTCGAATTTCTAGACTACCAACCAACCGAGGGCTTTTGCTACGCCGAGGCCGTTAACCTCGGCATCAAAGCGCACCCGACCGAAACGACCTTTCTGCTTCTAAACGACGATGCAATCCTCCAGACTTCGGACGGAATCCGGGCCATCGAGGAGGCTCTTGCGGAAGATCCTTCCATCGCCGTTCTCTCGGCCTCTATCGACGGTACAGTCTCGAACCCTCTACAGAAGCCCTGGGACGGCCCTTCGCTCAGATATGTCCGTGACCGTCTCGCCTTCGTAGCCACGGCAATCCGCCACCTCGACCGTATCGGCCTTCTCGACGAACGCTTCCGGCCGGGCTACGGCTCCGAGGACACGGATTTCTGTTGGCGTGCCCGCCTTGCAGGATACCAACTGGCCGTTACGCCCCGCTGTGTCTTTGAGCATGGTTTCCTCCCCTCTACCTTCCGCTCGATGCCAGACATTGAAAAGCGGCTCGGCGAGAACCGCGCGCTCCTCCAGCAAAAGTGGGGCCGCACCGATCCTTTTCCACGCAGGGGAGATACGGACATTCTCTTCCCCACCTTCAACCGGCCCGAATACACCCGGGCCTCGCTCGCTTCACTCTTCGCCCATACGAACTTCGACCGCGTCGGAGCCCTCTATTTCCACGACGATGGCTCCGAGCCCAAAACACTCGAAATCATGGAGCAGGCCCGAATTATCGCCTCGACCTTTATCCCGGCCTACCAACTTCGTGGAATCGAACCCCAAAGCGGCCCGATCGAAGCTCTCCGTTCCTTCGCCCTGGAATCCGACGCCGACTTTCTTATAAAGATCGACAACGATACCTACCTGTGCCCACAGTGGCTCGAACGGGCCTTTGAGGTTCTCGAATCAGACCCGGATATCCACCTGTTAGGTATTGAACCTTTTATTGGCTACTCTACCAACGTATACGAGCCGCGATCCTTCCGCGAGAGCCCCTACATTGGCGGCATCGGAATCTTCCGGCGAAACGCATTCAGCTCCTCCCTTCCGGTCGCCAAGAACATCTTCCATGGCTTTCAGGAGTTCCAGGCGGCCCACCCGGAGCTTAAGCGCGGCTGGCTCGATCCGGGCCTGCCGATTGTCTTACTCGACCGAATCCCCACTGGAAAATGGCGCGCCCTCGGCCAGCAGTACGAGGAGCGCGGTTGGCAGCGACCCTGGAAGCGCTACGATCCTGAAAAAGACCGGGCGCTTCTGGATTACTTCTATAGCCTTAAAGGAGAAAAACCATGAGTGCAACCGAGGATATTGAAAGGAGCATCAGTGAACTAAACGAGATCTACAACGACCTTATCGACCAAACAGACGGTGTCCAACAGACGGTCGAGGATCTAGATACTATCATTACCACCCTGGCCCGGTTGGAAGAAGACCTAGAGTCCCCTGACCTGGAACAGGCCACCGTGGAACTCGAACGTCTCTCCCAGGACCTCGAAACTCGCATCGATGAGTTCCAAACCTTGGCCCGCACGTTGGACTCAGCGGTTTCTTATCTAGATACTACACAGGTAGAATTGAGGAAAGGAGAAAAATCATGATATTCGATAGGGAAAACGCCCCTGAGATGCTTCGCCGCTTGGCAAACGCTCTCGAAGCGCATCCTGAGCTTCCGGTACCTCTATGGCTCGATGACATCAACCTCGTCTCTGTTCGCCAGAAAGAGGATCTGGAAGCTTTCCTAAAGGTCGCCGATGAGCCACCGACGGAGCTTGGAACTTATGAAGAGTGGGTTTCGTACAAGGTTCCGGTCTCCGGTTTCCCCTTCTTTATCCGTGTATGGAAAGAAGGCGTTTGCAAAGTAGACCACTACGAAGAAGTTCAGGTCGAGGAAGAAGTCCCCATAGAGACCGAGACAAGAACCACCACCCGATACCGCCAAGGGGTGACCTTAGACCTCGACAGGCATCCATATAGAGTGTTCCTCCCCAACGGGCGGAGTTTGTACTTCTCGAACTTCCGCCTTGCGATGGAGCACGTCTTGGAATGCCAGGGCCTTCCCGACTACTCCGAGGCCATCCTCCGGCGGCGGTTTTCCAGAGGTCAACTGCTACCGGAGGACCTTGTGTGCTACATACTCGACGCTAGTAGCTGGGACATAGTAGAAAGGACAATACAACGATGGCTAGAGGAAGACCGCCAAGAACAGTTCCAGCCGTCAGATGGAACGTTCTAATCCCAAAGGACCTGGCGGAACGGATCGAGGAACTTCTCTTCGATCCGCTCCGCCGCGGCACGGCCTACGGTGCACGAAGCAAGCTCATCACCCACCTTTTGCGCCGCTGGCTTTCAGACTACGAAAGGAGGAAAGATGGAACAAACGGTAACGCTTGAATGGGTTAGCGCCCTCGCCCGTCGAGTGGCGGCAGGTGAGACAGTACCGAAGGAAGATCTGCGAAAGGCCATCGCCTTCCTGCGCGAAGATCGCATTTCGGCCGGCGACTCGGGCAAGGCCAAAAAGGCCCCGAAGCAGCCGCCGAATATCGAGGAACTTCTAAATGGCTTTTAGAGATTTCCCCTTGGTCTTCGACAATACTATGCTCTCGGACTACCGGACCTGCCCAAAGAAATTCATGTGGGCCTATATCCGAGGCATCCGGCCGAAGGTCCCGGCCGTGGACCTTCACGCCGGAATTGCCTTTGCAAAGGGCCTCGAAATCGCCCGGCGTTCGCATTTCGTGGAAGGCCTTTCGCCAAGCAGAGCCCTCGAAGAGGGCCTCTTGGCCGCATGGAGGGCCTACGGCACTTTCGAGCCGCCACCGCAAAAGGAACATAAGAACCGCCTCCAGGTCGGGCGGGCTCTTATCTCATACCTTAACCACTATCCGATGGACACGGACTATCTCAAGCCCACGACCATCGGCCCTACGAATGCCATAGAGTTCACATTCGCCGTGCCGGTCCAGCTCAAACATCCCCAATCAGGCGAAGATCTCATAATCGCGGGCCGCTGCGACATGATTGCCAAGTTCCGCGATTCTCTCTACGTCGTAGACGAAAAGACAACGAGCCGGCTCGGCCGGACCTGGAGCGAGCAATGGCCCCTTCGAAGCCAATTCCGCACCTACGTCTGGGCCGCCCGGGAATTCGGTTGGCCAGCCGTTGGGGCGATCGTCCGGGGCATTGCCCTCTCGAAGACCGAAATCCGCCATGCCGAAGCTATTATCCCGATCCAAGACTGGATGATCCACCAATGGCTCGAAACGACCTATCAGACTCTAAAACAAATCAAAGAATCTTGGACCAACAACCGTTGGCTCCCGGTTCTCGGCGACGCCTGCAATTCCTACGGCGGCTGCCGCTACCGGAGCCTTTGCCTCAAGCGAGATCCCGAGCCGTGGATCGCAACCAACTACGAAGAATGGCACTGGAACCCATTAAGACTTTCTACTAGCGAAGAGGAGAATAACCTATGATACCTGGAATTAAAGTCCTTCTTGAAGGCGAAGGAGGTACTGGAAAGACAACTTCGATCAAGACGCTTGCCGATGCAGGCCTAGAGGTCTTCGGCATCTTCACCGGAGATCCCGGAATGCAATCGGCCACGGATGACCCTCGTGTTCACTACGTTCAAATTCCGCCCGCCTCCGTCCCCTGGACCGACCTGCGAGACATGGCGTCGAAGTCCAATACCCTCACAACCGACGCCCTCGCAAAGTACACCGGCTCGCGCCGTAACTATACGCAGCTTCTACAGGTCCTCGACGCCTGTAACGACTATAAATGCGAACGCTGCGGCAAGTCCTTTGGCGACGTTGGCTCCTGGTCCACGGACCGTGTTCTCGTTCTCGATAACCTTTCGGGCCTCTCGAAAATGGCCCGTTACCTTATCGTGGGCGGCCGGACCTATATCTCGCAGCCTGAGCTTTGGAACGCCCAGGGCAATGTGGCGCGGATTCTAGACAAGCTCGCCCTGGATCTCAAATGCCACTTCGTCCTTATTGCTCATATCGACGGAGATAGGGACGAGCTAACGGGCCAGATCACATACCTCCCATCGACTCCTGAACTCGGAAAGGCTCTGCGCACAACTTTCTCCGTCAACTTCTCAGACGTAATCCTCGCAAAGCGCCAGGGCAACAAATTCACCTGGTCCACTATGGAAACGCGGTACTTCGGCCTTAAGGGCATCAACACCGGCTGGGTCGAAGACCAACCACAGGATTTTCGCCCGATCATCGAACGGTGGAAAAGCCGGGGCGGGAAAGTCGAGAAGAGTGAATGATTACCGAAGTCAACCGCCACACCGGCGAATGCCGCATCTACAACGATGAACAGTTTCGGGACCGCCTAAGGTCCCTCCCAGTCCCCAAGGAAGCGCTTTCTCAGATCGAGAAGCGCGTCCTGTCGGGAAAGACGTTCGAGCTAAAGCACCAATGGTTCCGTTTCACTCAACCAACCGACTACGAACACCTCGAACGAAACCCTAACTTAGACAAAAGGAGATAGATACGTATGTTCGATCCTGCAACTTTTCTCAATACGGCCGTTGATGGTCAACTGTCGACGGAGTACGTTGTGATCCCCGAGGGCGAGTACATCGGCCGAATCCGCGAGATTCAGTCGAATAACTTCCGCCTCATCGAGACCAAGAACGGGCCGCAGTGGGTTCTGGACCTCACGTGGGAGTTCGACGATCCGGAGGTGGCCAAGATCACCCACCGTAAGGTCTCCACTGCTCGCCAGACCATTTGGCTGGAGCTGACGCCCGAAGGCAAGCTCGATACTTCCGAGGGCACGAATGTCCAGCTCGGCCGGGTTCGTGAGGCCGTTGGGCAAAAGGAGACGAAGGACTGGACCATCTCCATGCTCAGCGGCGCGATGGCTCGCTGCCAGGTGGTCCATCGCCAGTCTTCCGACGGCACCCGGACGTATCCGGATGTCCAGGCGGTGGCTGCTCTCTAACATCGCTCGCTGTCGTAGGGAGATTCGCCACATCCTGCGAACTCCCCACCACGGCGACGTGGAGGGCTTCCAACGGGGCCTTGCCGATTGGCTCATGGAGGAGGCCCTCCTGCTTTCCCAGCTCCCAAAAGAGGACCGTATGATTGAACGTTCATTCTTCGAACTACGATGTGCAATTTGCGGAAAGGACTTTACCTACGATGGTCTCTTTCCAGCGGACATCGAATGTCCCTACTGTAAACATAGATTCTGCTTAAGATGGGGTGCCCTAGATGAAATTAGCGAAGATCAAAGAAATACAGATCCCGGAGAAACGTCACCGGAAGACCTTTGAAGAATCAAAAATCCAAGAGCTCGCCGAATCCATCTCGGACTACGGGCTTCTACATCCGCCAGTGCTTCGAGAACTCCCGAACGGCGGGCTCGAACTTGTCGCCGGGGAGCGACGGCTCCGGGCGATCCAAACCCTGTCCGAGCCCTACCGTTGCGGCCCAGAGACCATCCAGCCGGACGAGGTGCCGTACCTTCTCCTTACTGACCTCGAAGAACTGCGCGCCCGTGAGATTGAATTGGAAGAGAACATCCGCCGCCTCGATCTCTCGTGGAAAGAGCGCGTACAGGCAATTTCGGAACTCCATGCCCTTCGTACGGCGCAAGATCCATCCCATACCCTCGCCGATACGGCACGTGAGATTACGCCGGAGGGCTCCGAGATCAACGTTACCCAGGGCGTAAAGCGGCGGCTCATTCTCGCCGAACACCTGGATGATCCAGAGATCCAGAAGGCCAAGACCGAGAAAGAAGCCCTCAAGGTCCTGAAACGAAAGCTCGAAGGCCAGCTCCGGACGGCGTACCATGATCTCGTGCCGAAGGAGAAGAGTTCAAAATTCGCAGTCCAAGAAATCGATGCCGTAGAGGGCCTGCGAAAGCTGCCGGCCGCCTCCGTTGACATTATCCTTACCGATCCGCCCTATGGCATCCATGCAGGCCAGATCGACGCGCGGCTAGCTAACCCCCATCCATACTCCGATGCCCCTGCGAAAGTTAGAGACCTCCTAGCCCGTATCATCCCCCTTTTATCTCGGGTCTCAAAACCCAAAGCCCACGCCTACCTTTTCTGCGACATCAGGCATTTCGGGTTCCTCTCTAAACTTTTCAAAGAAAACGACTGGTTCCCCTGGCCCGTGCCTCTCATTTGGGTTAAGGACCAAGGCCACATCCCAATGCCAAACCACGGGCCTCGAAGGAACTACGAATGCATCCTTTTCGCCAACCGTGGTATGAAACCTACGAGGGAGCTTCGCGGAGATGTTCTCGTTTATCCTACAGTAAAGAACAAAGAAATGCCCGCGCAGAAGCCGGTCGAACTCTTCGAGGACCTTCTCCAACGAAGCGCCCTTCTCGATGAACTAGTCCTCGACCCATTCTGCGGTACCGGCACCATCTTCGCCGCAGCTTACCGACAGGGCCTCCGTGCCATCGGCTTCGATAACGATCCTTCTATGGTAGGCCTCTCGAAGATGCGAATCGAAAATCTCGAAAAGGAGGAAGATTGAAAATGCTCATTACCCTAGGAAAGCTTTGGATCTCAGCGAACCGCGGCTATCGCATTTCATCGAGGGGAAAACGCCGCTGCCTTTTCATCGGCTTTTGGTGGCGCCAGCGCCCCTTGCACTGGATCGGCCGCATTCCGCTCGGGAGGCTAAAGCCCAATGTCCGATAGTCGCCCATACGTGAAAGGCACCGGCCCTCAACCGGCCCGTATAATGATCGTAGGGGAAAGCCCTGGTCCCCAAGAAGAATACGAGGGCGTTCCCTTTATCGGCCCCTCGGGCCACGAACTAAACCGCCAGCTCCAATCTGCAGGTATCCTCCGGGCCGAGTGCCGCATTACCAACGTCGTTCGCTTTCGCCCACCTACGGGCGACATTTCGTACTTCGCAACTAAGAAAAAAGGTCTCGGAACCTCGAAAGGCTTTACGTTATACGAGGGCCTCTGGGTTTCGCCTACGGTCCTCGAACACCTCCAGGATCTAGAGCGTGAGATCCACGAAACAAGCCCTAACGTAATCGTGGCCGTCGGCGAGCTGGCCCTTTGGGCTCTTACCGGTAAGCAGGGCATCTCAGATTGGCAGGGCTCCGAGATGCCCTCGCGGATCAAGCGGCCCGAGAATGGCGATCCGTACAAAGTGGTTCCTATACTTCACCCAGCCTTTATCCTACGCGGCCAATTCGACAAGCGTTTCTCATCCATTGAATATCTGCGCCGCGTTCGCCGCGAGGCCGATACGCCAGTGATTTACAAGAAGCCCTATCGTTTCTGCATCCGCCCCACCTTCCGAGATACAATGGACTATCTCACTACCCTTCGAAAGGACCTCGACCACGGCCCTGTAAAGTTCTCAGCCGATATCGAAACCCGGGGCCACCGGCACATTGCCTGTCTTGGCCTTGCCCGAAATCCTCTATCCGCTATCTGCATCCCCTTTCTATGTCTCGAACGGCGCGAAGGGTACTGGTCCTTTGAAGAAGAGCTCACCATCGTCGAACTCCTCCGTGAAATTCTCAACCATCCTAACGCCCGACTTATCGGCCAGAACTGGGCCTACGATACCCAGTACATCGCCCGTTGGTGGGGCACACCTACGAAACTTTGGCTCGACACCATGCTCGCCCATCATGCGTTGTGGCCTGGCCTGCCGAAGGCCCTGCATTTTCTCGCCTCTATCTACTGCGAGCACTACCGCTGGTGGAAAGGCGAAGGCAAGGATTGGATCGATACACGGAATGAAGATCAACTGTGGCACTATAACTGCCTCGACTGTGTCTATACCTTCGAGGTAGCCAAAACGCTAGAGCAAATCACCCCAAAGATGCCCTTCGGGAACATGACCTCCCAGGTGGAATTCGTCCACCGAGTCCATCAGCCTACGATACGTATGATCCTTCGAGGTATCCGCCAGGACCGCACCCGAAAGCAGGAGATCCAACGCTCGATCGAATCCTTGGTCAAAGAACGCCAAGAATTCATCAACTACGTTGCAGGGCATCCGTTGAATCCTAAAAGCCCAAAGCAAATGATGCGTTTCTTCTACGATGATCTGCGGCTCGATTCGGTCGTAAATCCTAAAACTCATCGGCCCACTCTTAACGAAGCGGCCCTCTCAAAACTCGCAGCCAAGCAACCGGTGCTAAAGCCTCTTATCGACGCAATCCTTGAATACCGTTCCATGAGCGTTGTTCTCAAGACGTTCGTCGAAAGCCCTCTCGACTGGGACGGCCGGATGCGCTGCTCTTTTAACCAGGCAGGGACCGAGACCTTCCGTTTCTCTTCCTCCACGAATGTATTCGGAAGCGGGGGGAACCTGCAGAACATACCACGGGCCGATAAGCTCAAGGGCGAAGAGAGCCCGCAGGCCGCCGAGTTACGCCGCCAGATCCGCCGCCTTTTCCAGCCCGATCCGGGCTACATCCTTGCCGAATGGGACCTCGACCGGGCGGACCTCCAGGTCGTAGTCTGGGAGGCCGGAGATCAGGAATTAAAACAGATGCTCCGCGAAGGCATCGATATCCACACAGAGAACGCGAAGCTCATCGGTTGCACGCGCCTCCTGGCGAAGCACCTCGTCCATGCCATGAATTACGGCATCACGGCCCGTACAATGGCCCGTCGGTTCGCAATGACGGTCCACATGGCCGAGAACACCATCAATCGGTGGTTCGGTGCCCACCCATCCATCCGCCGGTGGCACGAACGGGTACAGCACGAACTGCGTACAAGGCGCTATGTAAAGAACCCTTTCGGCTTCGTCCGCTACTATTTCGAGCCGCCGAAAGATCTTCTAAAACATGCCCTTTCGTGGGTTCCTCAGTCGGTCGTAGCTCTCGTAACTCTCCAGGGCCTCGTGAATCTCGACAATCAGCTGCCGGAAGTCGAACCTCTCCTACAGGTCCACGATTCGCTCATTCTCCAGATCCCCGAAGACCGGTG